GACACATGAACAAGAAGATTCTATCTAGATACGGTGAGCCACGCTACCTAACGGATCATGGTGGTGGATGGTTTACAATTGAGGGCAAGTCAAAGTTCTATCGTGTTGGTGGAACGCCCAATGAACTGAGTTACCTAGACTTTGAAGGTGGACCCTTTCTTAGTATTGACTCAAACTATCCTGAATTTGGTGGAACCATTCAGGAACTAATTATGGAACCGACCGAAGAAGGTTTCTTCAAGGTCAGATTTAGAACGGAGAATTAAATGGACTGGACTATCTATATTATTATCGCATTTGGTGGACTAATTGTTGGAAGCCTCATTGTCACCTACCTTGACTTTGTGACAATGCAAAAGCTTCGGTCAACAATCCTAGATCACAGTAATAAACTTGATGCACTTGAGCGTGATAACAGGCAGAATCTTGACTATACTGATCATAAGGTTCGTTGCCTACTCAATGATATGGATGGACTAAAGGATCATGTCAAGTACATGTACTTTACCAAGAAGGAGATTAATACACTGTGGGATATTCACACTGAACGTCTTAATCTACAGTTTAATCAATTGACTCGTCTAAATACTAATGTCGATAGACTGGTACCACTTGCTCCTCTTGCTGATAAGTTTGACATCAAGCGTAAGATGAGATTCAACAAGGAATACGATACAGATCTTAAGTCAGATCTTAAGGAGATTGAACGTGAACTCAAGGACCTTACTTGACCTATTGGAAAATGCGATTGACTGTGACTCATCAAGTACGTACCACTCTGGTTACACAGCCAAAGAACTACACCGTAAGTGTATTGCCCATATTAAACTACTGGATCAAACCATTCAAAGTCTTATGACTGAGCGCGATAGCCGTGCTTATAGCTTAGGTTGGGGAAAGGGCAAAGATGAATAATGACATCGTGGAGCAAACACCACCCCATTACGACTACCTACAGGATTTAGGATAAAGGAGACACGACATGAAATTGGATAGACTGAAGATGCATCAGGAATGGTTTGATAAGAATCAACATCTGATGTTTTTAGAATCCCGTATCGTAATGCAGGAACTACTTGCCATGACTAGAGAAGCCCGTAATCAACGCGACGAGGCACGGATATTGGCATGTAAGGGACTTGCGCTTGAAGCCTACCACGTTATGCAGACAATCGGTCCAAAAATTTGGAGCAAGACTGCACTTACTCCGCAAGAGATGGCTGACGAGCGCGGGTGGGACTGCTTCAAGGAGAACACTAATGAATGACAACCTCATATACGATCTGTACTCTTATGCTTTTAAGCATGATTTGCCATTAATCGTAGATGCTGCAGACGAAATCAAACGACTGCGGCTTCGTGTTAAGGAACTAGAAGGTCTTATTGATTCTGCTATGGAAGCAGATTATAATAACGAATATTTTAGAACACATCATAAATAACTAGCGTCCCCTAACGGGGACCATTTTGGCCTCGTGGCGGAATAGGCATACGCAGCGGACTTAAAATCCGTAGCCGCAAGGCGTGGGGGTTCAAGTCCCCCCGAGGCTATTCCAGAATGGTGTAAAGGTAGCACTGGAGATTTTGGTCCTCCCTGTTTTGGTTCGAATCCAAGTTCTGGAGTTCGGTTCCTTAGCTCAGTTGGTAGAGCAACCGACTTTTAATCGGTTGGTCGTGGGTTCGACCCCCACAGGAACCATTGTCATTTTTTCTCTATAGGAGTAATATGGAAACTGAATCAAAGGTAGTATCGCGTAAACGCTGCCCCAAGTGTGCAGCACAGGGTAATGACACATCTGGCAATAATCTGGCTGTCTATGATGACGGTCACAGTTACTGTTATGCATGTGAATTTTATATCAAAGGAAACAAGATGGAAGCACCAGTAGTAGATGAAACACCAACCTATACCAGTGAGAAGTTTAGAACAGGTGAGATCCAGAGTCTACCGCATCGACGGATCAACGACAAGACAACCCGCCAGTACGGGTACCAAACAACCAGCACTGGAGCCGAGGTCGAGAATTTTTACAATTCCGCTGGGGAGTTGCAAGCACAGCACATTCGTTATGATGGCAAGAAGTTTGCATGGATTGGCGACACATCGAACCTACAATTCTTTGGTCAACATCTATTTAACTCAGGGGGTAAGCGCATCCTGATTACCGAGGGAGCCATCGACTGCATGACCATGGCTCAACTGTTTGAGAACAAGTACCCAGTTGTATCTATTCCAAACGGTGTTAACTCAGCGGTCAAGTGCATCAAGGACAATTATGATTACATCTCCTCCTTTGAAACAATCGTCATCTGCTTCGACATGGATGACCCAGGACAGAATGCAGCTAGGGCGGTGGCAGAAATTCTACCCCCAGGTAAAGCAAAGATCATGTCTCTACCACGCAAGGATCCAAATGAGATGCTTGTACATGCCGAGACTGCTCAACTACTTGCAGCGTACTGGAATGCAAAGACATTTTCCCCAGACTCTATTCTACATGTTAGCCAAGTCGTATCTGAGAATGAGAATTCGTCTGTTCAAGTATATGAATACCCCTGGGATTCACTGACTACGTTTATGATTGGTCAGGATTCAGGACGACTGAATCTCTGGACTTCGGCAACGGGTCATGGTAAGTCAACCATTATCCGTGAACTAGTGGTGGATCATCTCAACAATGGTCGTGCTGTTGGTGCTGTATTCCTTGAGGAATCTCCAGAGCAGACCGTTGACGATCTCATCTCACTCAAGATTGGTAAGCCTGTCCGCAAGATCATGTCACAACGGCAACTGAATGATCTTCGCAAGAAGAACAACAAGTCTACCGTAGACATGGTGGAAGACAACCTAACGGAAGAAGAATACAATGCAGCAAAAGCAACTATTAGTTCCATGCCTCTTTATCTTTATGATCATATTGGTAATGCTAATATCAACAATATTATCAATCGCCTTGAGTACATGGCTGTTGGTCTTGATTGCAAAGTCATCTTCCTTGATCACATCACTCTGCTTGGTAATATGCTACTGTCTAGTGGTTCTGACTTTGGTAATGATGAACGACTTGTCCTAGACTCCGTAATGAAGAAGCTACGGGAGCTGGTCGAGCGTACTGGAGTTACTCTCCATGTCATTGCTCACATCAAGAAGACCGACAAGAATGTCGATGAGGGTGATCGAATCAACCTAAACGATCTTCGTGGTTCAGGTTCTCTTGCTCAGATCTCTGATAATGTGTTTGCACTAGAGCGCAATGCACAGCATCCAGATCCCGCAACATGCAACACAACCAATGTACGAGTCCTCAAGAATCGTAAGGGTGGTAAGCGTGGCATTGCAACGGCTCTGTTCTATAATGACCAGACATCCAAGCTAGTAGATGTACCATTCGTAGTAACCCCTGAAGGAGAGGTGCTCTATCGCTATGACGAAATTAGTGTTTGATATTGAGGCCAATGGTCTTAATGAAGTAATTGCTGGTAAGAAGGATACTTACCTGAAGGAAGCAACAAAGATTTGGTGTCTATCCATGTATGACATAGATACCAAAGAATCTTTGCTGTTTGAGCAGGATAACCTAGCAGATGGCATAGAGATCCTGAGGAATGCCGAGTTGATCATAGGTCACAACATCTATGCATTCGACATCCCTTTGATCGAAAGGCTGTTTGGATCTCTGAACAAACAACCATACACACAGGTACTGGATACCCTGATCCTGAGTCGTATGATCTATGGAGATAATCCTCCAACTCCCGAACAGTCCCATTCCCTAAAGGCTTGGGGTGAGTATCTAGGAGAAAAGAAGATTGATTACCAAGGCAATTGGGATTCCTATACAAAGGAAATGGGTGAGTATTGTATCCAGGATTCCATTGCAACTGGAAAGATCTGGGATCACTTTGCATCTCAGAACTACATGACTCAGTATAGCCGTGCTATTCGGATGGAACATGTCGTTGCTGACATGATCAAGCGTCAGGTAGAAGCTGGTTTTAGTTTTGATCTTGACAAAGCAGAATCACTAGAGATGGAGTTGCTAATTGAAAAGTCCCAAATCGAAGACAAGATGCGACAAATCTTCCCAGACAAAGTCATTGTTAGACATTCTGAGAAAACAGGAAAGCGTCTCAAAGACAAGGTTGAGATCTTCAACCCAGGATCAAGGCAGCAAATCGCTGAGCGTCTTGGAGAGAAGTATGGATGGCAACCAAACACCACCGACAAGGGAAACCCCAAGGTGGACCATGAAGTTCTATCTAACCTAGACTACCCAGAAGCCAAGGTTCTGTGTAGCTACTTCGATCTCATTAAGCTCATGAGTCAGGTAAGTGATTGGGTTTCACGTTCAAAATCTAGTAGGGATGGAAAAATCCATGCTTTTATAAACACATTGGGTGCTGTGACTGGTCGTATGTCCAGCCGAGAACCCAATATCCAACAGGTTCATTCTGACCCAAGGGCTCGTGCATTGTTCAAGCCACGAGATGGTTGGTCACTGGTTGGTTCTGACCTCAAGGGTCTAGAGCTAAGAATGCTTGCTCATTACCTTTATCCCTATGACGGAGGTGCGTATGCTAAGGAAGTTTGTGAAGGCGATATTCACACTCACAACCAAAAGGCCATGGAGTTGGATTCAAGAAATACCGCCAAGACCGCAATCTATTGCTTCCTTTACGGCGGTGGTGATGAGAAGTTCGGGAAGACTGTAGGTTGCTCTACTCACAAGGCTAGACAAACCAAGAACAAACTTCTATCAAATATCCCTGGACTCAAGAAACTTATCGAAGCCTGTCGCTTTGATACTCTTGACAAGGGGTATGTCAAGCCATTCAATTGGCGTCCAGTCTATGTCCGTAAGGAACACGCTGCTCTCAATACCTTGCTACAATCCTCTGGTGCTCATATCGCCAAGGCTTGGGCTTGTGTAGCTGATCAACGCCTTCGGATGGAGATCGGTCAAGATAAATTCAATTGGGTTGCTTCTGTACATGACGAACTACAAGTAGAATGTCATCCAGATGTAGCCAACAAGGTAGGTAACATCCTCTGCGAATCTGCAACCACTGCTGGTGAATTACTAAAGTGCAATTGCAAGATTGAGGCAGAATACAAAGTAGGTAATAACTGGTCGGAGACACACTAATGTCTAGAGATTACGACGACGAATACAAGAAGTTCCAATCATCAACAAAATCCAAGAAGGACCGAGCTCATCGCAACAAGGTACGCCGTAAGGCTACCCGCGAGGGTCGGGTTGAAAAGCATGACGGTAAGGATATCGACCATGTTGATGGAAATCCAAGAAACAATTCACCTAAGAACCTTCGGGTTGTTAGTAAGTCTAAGAATCGAGCAAAGAAGTGACTGATGCAGTTTACTTTATGCGCCAAGTAAACGAGTTTATAGCTTCTAATCCAAACCATCCTGTCGTTGTAGATTACAACAAGGGTAATGTCGGATTAGGTTATATTATCCGCAATTGGCAGGAGATTCATAATGAGAATTATTCAAATTAGTGGCAAGGGCAGGGTGGGTAAAACCACCCTTGCCAAATCCATTCAGCACGAAAGCTTTAAGTTGGGTTACAATCCAGTAATCCTACCCTTTGCCAAGTCCATCAAGGAAGAGGCAGAGCGTCTAGGCATTACCAAGGATTCCGATTCCTCAAAGTATCGTGAATTCTGTCAGGAACTTGGTGCTCGTAAGCGCACGGAGGATTCCGATTACTGGGTTACAAAGACCTACGAAGCCATTCAGGAATACATGATCAAGGAA